GGCTAAGCACGCTGACATCCAGAAGGAAATGGACAAGGCACTTGCAGATATGACTGAGAAGTCTGCTGCTAAAGTTGAGCGTAAGAACTTCGGATGGTCTTTGCATGAGACTTTGAAGTCTAACCACTCTGAGATGGTTAAGAATGTAAAGTCTGGTAAGGGTATGGAATTGACCATGAAGGATTTTAACTATTCTGACTTCACAGGTTATGAGCCTTTCGTAACTGACTTCAGAGATCCAATCTTGTTGCCTTACGAGTCATTCCACTACAGAAATGTACTTCCTGGTGGAACAATGTCTGGTGAATTCGTTAAGTATCCTAAAGAAACTGCTACTACTGGTGGAGCAAACACTTGGGCATATGGAGACGGTTCTAAGCCTGAGATTGAGCCTAAGATGACTACCTACCAGGCTGATGCCGAGTGGATTGCAGGTCTTATCAAAGGAGTTCCAATTTCTATGATTGAAGATTTGGCTTGGATGACTGCTTTCTTGCAGAACAAAGGTCGTGCTGAATTGTTGAAGAAGGAAGATACCTTCATCCAAGGTTTGCTTCTTGATGCTGCTAACTCTGAGAACTACAATGGTTCTAAGACTGTAAGCATCGAAATCTTGATTGATGCTGCTTTGCGTCAGTTGAAGAACAACCTTCACACTCCAACTGGAATCGTTCTTTCTAACCAAGATTATGTAAACATCTTGTTGGGTAAGGCTGCTGGTTCTGGTGAGTATGACTTCCCAGGTGTTGTGACTGTTAATCCTTTGACTGGTCAACTTAATGTAGTTGGTATTCCTGTATTCTCTAACTCTTACCTTTCTCAAGGAACTGGTATCGTTGGTGATTGGAATCAAGCTCAGTTGTTGACTCGTCAGGCTCCTCGTATCAGATTCTTCGATCAGAACTCTGACGATGCTGAGAAGAATGTTATCTTGGTTCGTGTTGAGGAGAGAGTTGCACTTCCTGTGTTCTATGACAATGCGTTCATTAAGGTAACTTTGGCTTCCTAATTAGAAGTCAATAGTTTAGAATAAGAGCCTTGGATATTTTCCAAGGCTTTTTTATTATCTTTGAGACATGGCAGGATATGAATACAACGAAGATATGCTTGGCGATATACTGCCAGTATATGAATACTTAGGTGCAACAGGACTCCAAGTTACCTTTACAAGTGAGGCAAGCTATGTTGAGCCTTACAATGTAGAGGACTTTAAGGACTACGCTAGGATTGACTTCGATACCGATGACAACTTGATTCTATTGTTTCTAAAGTCGGCTAGACAGAACATTGAGCAGTATATGCAGAAGTCTTTGGGTGTACGGACAATCAACTTGATTGCTTTGCATTTGCCTAAGAACTATAAGTTGCCTTATGGGCCTATTCAGTCAATAACTACCGCAGGTTATACTTTATTTGGTGATTTGCTAAAAGAAGGTGGAAAAGACATTAATATAACCTATGTTACCAACGCAAGTTTGGTAAACGATGCAATTAAGCAAGCAATCTATCGTCAAGCCTACCATTACTACGAATACAGAGAGGCTAATTCTAAGCCTGATTTGTTGAGTGAGGTTAAGTTGTTAGTAAATCCATACAGAAGAATAGTATTCCCATGATGCGTGAAAAAGTGGTATTTAAAAGGTCTGTGCAGACTCAAGACCCTGTTACAGGTCAGTTGATAAATACCGTATCTACTTACTACGAGCCAAAGGGTGCTAGTGTTAAAGAAATTACACCTAGCGTTGATACTGTTGTACAGAAGCAAGAGTTAAGCACATTGATTGAGGTTGTGATTCGTTACAATCCTTCTGTTGCCATTCAGAATGGAGATCAGATTGAGTGGAGAGGGTATTACTTTACTGCTCTTGCACCAAAAGTTGACCCATTGAGAAGATACATTACTATCAGAGCATTTGCTGCAATGGAAACTACTAATAGAAATGGCAGTCCAAGTTAAGGTTAATGGTATTGATACTTTAATTAAGAATATTGAACAGTACTCGGAAGATGTACAGGTAGGTATTCTTATGGAAATTAAATCTTGGGCAGACAGAACTAAAATTGCTGCGGTAAATAAAGTGCCTGTTAAAACAGGAGATTTACAATCAACAATTCGAACTGAAGTATCAAATAACGGATTAACCTGGTCAGTTTTAGCAGGAGGCATAAAAGGTGTTAATTATGCTCCTTATGTTGAGTTTGGCACAGGAGCAGGAGTTGACCAGACATTTTTAGCTGAATATGGATTAGTAGAATATGCTAGTGATTTTAGAGGAAGAGAACCAGCTAAATATCCGATACCTGCTAATAGCTACCTATACCGAAACGCTAGGTTGGAGTTTGAGAAAACTTTAGCTAATATTAAGAAACTTCTACAAACACAATGAAACAATTAAAGGATTGGGCACAGATTTTTGCTTTGTCATTTCTGTGCCTTTCAATTTGCTCAGGCATCCTAGAGTTTGCTCTATGGTGCAATAAGCCGTTTGCTTATCTTTTATCCGTATCTTTCTGCTTCTTAGTTATCTGGGGAGGAGTAGAAATATATGAGCGTTCTAAATGAACTACACGGACAAAATATATCTTTCAAGACATTCTTATTTTGAGAAACGATTTGCTAGGCTAATCAACCGAGCATTGCATGAACAGTACGATGAAATGGCTCGTTTATTTGAGTCAGGACAAGACATCGGCTCTGTGAGTGGTCAAGGTATAGCTATGGTATATCAAGCCATGTATCAGCTTATAATGGAGGATGAGGGCACTTTAACTTGGAACGAGTTCGTTAAGCCAATCACCAACCAAGAAATACAGACAAAAGACATCTTTGATGAGGTAGCAAGCACTCTTGCACCACAGAATGTAAACGAGATGACATCGTTTTGGAGAAGGCTTATGGATGGCTTTCTAAGCACCTACATTGGCTTTAGAATTTCAGAGGTACTATCGACAGGTGTTAAGCGAGTAAACGAGTTAATTGGCAAGAGCAGGGCCGATGGATTAAGCAATCAGCAGATAGCTGACTTGATTCGACAGACAGACCTAGTGCTACGATCTAACACGATTGCAAGAACAGAGGTTACCAACGCAATGAGCAAGGCACAACTTCTTGCACTAGAAAGCTCAGGATTGAATTGGCAGAAGGCATGGAAGGCAATTCGTGATGACAGAACTAGAGATGCACACCTCTTTACAGACCCTAAGTTCTTTATTCCAATCAAGGACAACTTCATTATCAATGGTCAGCAGTTGGCATATCCTGGAGATTCAACCCAAGGAGCTTCTATGACTAACACGATTAATTGCAGATGCAGATTGTCGTTCAAGCAGGAGGGCAATAGGTTTGGATTTACAAATCGTTAAAAAACCTTATCTTTGACTATGGATTTATCAAAAGCATTAAAAGCTGGTTATTTTCAAGCACTATACCCAGAGATAGGTGTACCTATCTACGATGCATTTTCTATCCCTGAGATGGCAGGATATCCCTATGTGATTATTTCTAGCATAACAACTTCTGAGATTACGAATACTACCTGTAAGAAGTTCAATGCAGATGTTACCTTGGATATTGTAACAGGCTTTACTAGACCTACGGGTATGGATCAGGCATTTGACATCGCTCAGGATATTGAAGACATTATAAATCCTATGAGTAATGCTGACATTAACATTAATGCTTACGGATGGGAGATTGGAACTACCAACCTAGCAAGTTCTGATAGTGTTCAGTTAAGAACAGGTGAGTATTGGATTTACAGAAATGTTAGGACATATTCTCACATAGTTGTACCATTTTGATAATAAAAAAAAATCTGATACCTTTGAAATAATAAAATAATAAGACTATGGCTAACGAATTATTTAGTAAAGATATTGGTGTTTACATTGACATTTCTGCAACTTCAACACCATCTTGGAAATTGGCGGTTTGTACCTCCTCAAAATCTTTGTCTATTTCCGTAGGCTCTACAGAAATCAACAACGATTGTACTGGTGACTTCGTAAGAAACCTTCCTTCTACTGCTTCTTGGACAATGAGCTTTGAGGGTGATGTTAATACCAACCCAGGTGTTAATGAAGTTTCTGCTGAAGACATCTTTGGATATACTATTGCTAGAGCAACAAGAAAGTTTAAGTTTGAATCGCTAGATGCTTCTTACATCAGATATGGTGAAGGGTTCATCTCTCAGTTTGACGAAACTGCAACTGCTCCTGAATATCAGACATACTCTGTAACCATCACAGGTTCTGGCCCAATTGATGACGCAGTAACAACTTAATTTCTGTTTTTCGTGTTTGTGTTTAGTAAAAAGGCTCCTTTTTTAGGAGCTTTTTTTTTGCTTGTTACATTTATTACTAAATTAGTGGCATGACAGGAATAATGACACTAAACATAGGCGGCAAGAACCGAACCTTGCGGTTTAACAACTTTTCAGCTATAGAACTTGCTAAGATTATCTACAAGGGTGAGAATGCTAATTTCGAGACAGAGGACTTGCTAAATCGAATCATGAAGCTTAATGAGAAGAATCACTTTCTACTTGTTAAGACTTTGATTTACGCAGGCATCATTGGCAATGACTATGTTGTAGGCTTTGAGGAGTCTGTAACTGTGGAGCAGGTTGGAGAGTGGATTGCGGAGATTAGTGAAGAGGACATCTATTCTGTATGGCAAACTTTTTGGAATTCTATGGGAGTTGACTTGCCTGCGGTTAAGGAATTGGAATCAACGACAGATTCTGTCGCTGAAAAAAAAAGTTAACATGGATTGATATTTGCCAAGAATGTTTTGGTGAACTTCGCATACTTCCTCGAAATTTTTATCAAATGACTTTTGCTGAGACTATCTTGACCATGCGTGGTCATCAGATTAGTCAGTCAAGAGAGTGGGAAAAGTATAGGCTTGTTGCTTACCAGGTATACACCTCTATTCCTAAGAAAAGTCCTAATAAATCTATTCAGCAGTATTTCCCATTGCCTACCGATCAGGGTGGCAAGAAATTAGATTCTTCCTTAGTTAAAGCTCGTAGAAATGCCTTCTTAGATAAGATGGCTAAAAATTAGTATTTTTGAAATATGAATGAGCTTCAGATAAAATTAACTGCCGATATAAAGGACATCCAGTCGGCCCTGACAAAGGTAAAAAAGACCTTAAAGGAGTTTGAAGACTCAGCGTCTTCAAGTACAGATAAGACGAACAAAAAAAAGTCCGATCAAGTAGGCATTATTCAAAAATTAAATGCCGAGTTATCCAAATACAAAACTCTTATTACCAAGGCTACTAGTGAAGTTGAGATTGCTAAATACAATGCAAAACTTCAAGAGACGCAAAAAGAATTAGCAAGGTTAAATGCTTTAGGTAAAGTATTTGAACAAAGAAAGGTTGTAGTTAAAGAAGAAATTGGGCTTATTGGTCAGCTAAATGCTCAGGTAAAGCAATTAAAAGTTTCATTACAACAAGCAACAGACGAACAACAAGTAGCTAGGCTAAATGCTCAATTAGAACAAACTAGTGCTGAACTTACAAGAATTAATTCTTTAGGTAAATCAGTTGCTGTAAATACAGCTAAATCTTTTGATAATTTTAGAGTATCTGCTGGAGCTGCTAATGGTTCAGCTATTGCATTCAACCGTGTAATTCAAGATGCACCTTTTGGAATTATTGGTGTAGGTAACAACATACAACAACTTGCTGAACAATTTAGTGCTTTAAGAATTACTACTGGTAGCACAGGAACAGCATTGTCTGCATTTTTTAAAAGCTTATTTACAGGATCAAATTTACTTGTTTTAGGAATATCGGCAGCTACTGCTGCTTTTACAGCTTATCAATTAGGTGCATTTGATTCTGCTGAAGAAACTAAGGATTTAGCTAAAGAGTTAGACGATTTTAAAAATTCACTTGATGGAGTAACTAAAGCTCAATTAGAAGGGGCTCAATCTGCTCAAGGTGAAATTCAATCATTAAAGTTATTAAAACTTCAGGCTGAAAACGCTAATCTTCCTTTAGAAAAAAGAATACTTGCGGTAAAAGAATTAAGAAACCAGTTTCCTGAGTATTTTAAAGGATTATCTGATGAGCAAATACTTTTAGGTAATGTTGGTGGAGCTTATGATAAATTAACTAAAAGTATTGTAGCTAATGCAAAAGCAAAAGCATTTAGTCAGCAAATTACAGAAAACGAAAAACAAACTTTAACCTTATTACTTCAAGAAGAACAAAGAGCATTAGAAATTTTAGATAAAAGAGCTCAGTTAGAAAAAGCAAGAATTGGTGAACAAACAAGTGGTTTGAAAGTTGCTGGTCAATTGACTGCTACTAATATTGAAGCTAATAGAATTGAATCTGAATTAAATGATTTAATAAAACAAACTACTGATAGTGCTGAGGAAAGAAGAAAAATAGCATTAGAAACATTGTCTATTGAATCAAAAATACCTGAGCAAATACAAAAAGCAGGAGGGTTAATAGATCAGAATAAAGATAAAATAGATAAATCAAAAGAAAAGGTTGAATTCTATGACAAAGCTTGGAATGAAAATGAAGATAGATTAATAAGAATTAACCAATTATTAAGAGCTATTGCAGATGAAACTCCTGCTCCTGCTGAAATTAAACCAGAAGCAGAAACTGCTGATGTTGTTCCAAAAGGAAGAATTGAAGCTTTAGAAGAACAAATAGCTTTATTTGAATTTCTAAAAAGATTACAAACAGATACTGGAAAAATTGACGAATACACCTTAAAAATATCTCAGTTAAGACAAGAATTAGCTTTATTAAATGGAGAACAAGTAAAAAGTAATTTAGAAACAATCGTTGACGCATTTAGTTCTCTTGGTGCAGGAATTGCTGCTTCATTAAACATTAGTGATAGAGCATTAAGAGGATTTGTTACAACTTTGCTTTCTGCTACTCCTAAGATTATTGGTGCTATTTTTGAAAAAGCTCAAGCAACAAATAGTGCTGCGGACAAAGAAAATGTAGGTAATCTTAAACTAGCCACTGGTAATGCTGTGGTTTCAGCCACAGAAGGAGCCAAAGGATTAGGCCCAGTTGGTTTAGCTTTATTACCTGTATTTATTGCAGGAGCAGTTGCATTAGTTAGTGCAGCATTCGGTAAAGCAAAAAGTGGAGGTTCTCCTTCAGCAGGATCAGGTTCTACATTTACAAATCGAAGAGAGTTTGGTGGCCCTGTGTCTAAGGGCAGAGCCTACATTGTAGGTGAGCGTAGACCTGAGTTATTTGTGCCTAATACTAATGGGGTTATTATTCCTCAATTGCCATCAATGGATTATTCTAGTGCATCAGTAAACTCCGGAATGTACGGTGTTGAAGTAATGCTAAAAGGCCCAGATGATTTGCTATTCTTTGTGGAGCAGGCTCAAATCAGAAGAAACATAAGATAAAAAAAACCTTGACCACACGGCCAAGGCTTTCTGTTAACAAAAACCCAAAATAACTACATTAAAT